TACCAAGAGCCAGCAACGATTAACTACATGGGCATGAAGTCAACTACGTCGTTGAATTCATTACCACGGTTGCTCTTACCACGCTTGATATAAACCTTGAGCTTCTTGCCAACTTGCGACTTGAAGCTATCTGAATTGAGCTGGTCAGCAGTGTATCCCTTGGTTGGGTCTGGCGGTCCAAAGAGAACCAGCCAGAGTTTCTTACCAAAGCCCAATGCCGTTTCATTGAATAAACGCTTGGCAGTTACGCCCTTGCTTGGTCCGTCGAGTATCTTGAAATAAAAGTTACAGTTGGTGCTACCAGGATTCTTCGCTTCTTCTGAAGCATCCTCCTCGTTGTAATCCACTATCTCGACCGGGTGCCATCCGACCTCAGCTAAATCGCCTTTCTTGAGGTCATCAGGTGTGAGAACTGCTCTCATTGCCATTCACCTTTTTCTGCATTCCACTGCTTTTGAGTGGTTGGTTCTGTTAGATTCGTGGTTGGTTGTACGGTTGACCTAGCAAATGGGTTGGTCTTTACGGTCGTTGGTTGTGAACTGTTCAACTCATTTATGTCTCCTCTCAGGTTAGCAACTTGTTCTTTCCAAACTTCGTAAAAGAGCCTGTTGGTAATGTCGAATGTTCCAGTTAGACCGAGGTTAGACTTAGCAAAGTCATCACCAACAGCATCCGTGCTTACTAGATACTTGGTACTGTTCTTGCCAGTGGTGCTATCCCAGTTACTCTCTTTGCTAAAATGGTAGATTTCACTAAAGTTCCCCGGCACGATACCGGCTACCTTACTACCATATGTAACAATAGGATTGACTTTGGTAACTCTAACAGAGGAACCAGAACCTTCTATCTTTATGCCTGGTATTGGATGGGCAGTCCATATGACATGGCATGGCAAGGTTCGGCAAATGTCTAGGCACTGTGTAACCAGGCTAGTCTCTACTTTGTATTCGTCCCAGCTAGGCGTCAGCTTCTCTTTGGTTTTCTCAGTACTTTTCTTGTTATCACCAAACCCCAGCGACCAGTTTACAGCGCCGCTAGTCATGTTTGTTACAGAATCATTTATGACTGCAACGTATCTACAGTCTTTATTGAATTCAATTAGCTTCTCTAAGAACTTGGCTGCGTTAGCTGAGCCGTATATGTCATACTCGATATTGTTCAATAGCTCAGGTCGCCTGAGAACTCTGCGAAAGTAATGGTCTAGTTCTATTGGACCTTTCTTGTCCCAATAGGCTAGATACACCGGCCCCTCTAACACGAATGAGACAGCGGCTAGTGTCTTGCCAAAGCCCCACGGACCCTTCATCAGAATAGAGACGTTCTTGTCAACAACTATATTACTTGCTTTCATTCAGAACCTCATCTACCGTTTTCATTTGCATACCGGGACTTCTCCAGCCACAACTGTCACATCTTATATACATCTCGTTATCTCCATAAGCAAGATAAGTAGCTCTGTGCTTACACTTAAATATCTTTCTCCGTATCGCTACCAACAACGGCATCAAGTCTGTCACGTAGTTCCTCAGCCGATTCCTCTGCAAGCGAAGCCATGACCGGGATACTATCTTTTCTGATGAAATGCTTCTTTCCATCTGATGCCCTCACTTTTATCTTACTGCAACCGTCACAGTGTGGCTTCGCTAGTTTGAGTGTGTACTCATTCATAATGAATTCATTACTGCAAATATTGCAAATGGATTTCTTACCTAATGACAGTGCAACCTCTAGCTTGTGATGACAGTCAGGTAGCGTACAGAAATAGACCGCATTGCCAGTCGCGTACTTGTGCCTCTTGTACCTGTGAGTGTGTTTCTGTGTCATTTCATTTTACTTCTTATGGAAAAGAGCAGTCCAGATATGATACCAAGCATAAAGAATAATACATCCCAGTTGTCTATGCTATTAAGAAATTTCATGGGATGTCCCTCCTCCTATTCACTTCTTCATTAACTACCTTCTTGATGAAATCAATTTCCAGTTTCATCTTATCAAATAAATCTTTTGGATGGCCACGGCAAATAACAATGGTTTGCAGTTCGATTGTTACTATTGATTCGTATATGTCTAGCAAGTCTTTATCTGTCATTGTATTGTTCTCGCATACACGGACAACACCGGCTCCCCTACCATCCTGATATTATAATAAGCTGACGGTAATACCTCGCCTGTCAATGAGACGATATCTGTTCTGAGATTCTCGCCATCCCAGAACGCAAGCCCATGTCCAACGAATACGTCGTTGTAATAGACTTCGATTGCTTCAGTCATTACCGACTTCCAAGGTAGCTTTCTTCGCATCTGCCATTACCTCGGTGGACTTACGTAATATCTTGGTAACATCCCACGGGTCTGTTCTAGCAAAACTAGTAGCGAGCTTGTACTCTTTGGCTTGCTGACCAGAGGAATCACACACCTCATAGTACTCGCATTGCCTGTTGTACTTGTCGCATGAAGTCTCATTCATTGGCCATATGTTATCTGCAACACACTGCAAATACCACATGAGATTCCTAACTACATTGTCTTTCCACTGCTTGAAGATGAGTGGGTCGTATGAAAGCCGTGGCCGCTTAAACTTCTCATGCGGCTTCAATGTCTTTTGAAAACCAATCTGATTCACTACGATGTAATTACTTTTCAATGCGTAGCAATAATTCTTGAACTGATTACTCATTCGCTGAGGTTCTCTGCTTCTATCTTGAGTCTTATGGTCCATCGGACAATTCTCATACTGATTGTCAGATGTAACTAGGTCTATCTTGCCAGCCATAGCGATGCGTACTTCGTCGTCCTCATGTAGTATGTATAAGAATGGCTTTTCTACCTCAACTATCTGGAAGTTCTGGTCTGCAACTCTCCAGTAATCAAAGTATTCTTCCATTACATCAATGATGCGTTCAATTTCCTCTGGCTCCAAGTCAGATGATATGACACCGGCTGCGCGTATACTCGACAGCGCCGCAACAACACAGTCTTGGTATGGGATTCCTTTTTGTAGCCCTTCGTAATATACCTCAGCGGCTACATGAGCTACGGTTCCTCTATCTAACTGCTTGGCCTTCACTGGCGCTGTCAGATTGAGGTTGTATCTATTGTGATATCTCTGAGGACACAATTCAAATGTGTCGTACTTACTTGCGTCTAGTACTATGTTAGCTTTAGACATTGCGTCTCCCTATTGTACTCCCATATGCCAACGAACCTCACGCTATATGGCATCGCCTTCCACCTAGCATCGACGACTGTAATAATATTCCCTGTTTGATTCGCCATGAAGTGCTCAAACAGTATCTTGCTAATTAGTTCGCGCATTACTTCGTGTCCTTGCTAGAGTGATAGCTCGTCTTAGCTGACACTCTCACGTTAGCTGTGATGTGACGTGGTGCCCTCTTTCTGTTCTTGTTCTCATTCTTCGGCCCCGGCTCACGATAGTAGCCAAGTCTCTGACCCGGTGATGGTGCCTTGAATGTATATTCACCGGGTTCAAATCCGCCGCTCTGTGAACTCGGTGTCCTATCGAATGAGACAATCTCCCTTGCCATGTTACCGGGAGTAACGAACCGAACCCACTGCTTGTTATCCTTCACATACATTCGTGAGAGGAACACCTTGACTGGCTTGTGGAATCTGCGTTCTCCTGCTAACGCAGCGGCACATGCACCGGGGTTCTTCTTCTTGGAGTTAGCTACGTCCGCCTTCGTGATTGTGACAGTAGCATCTTGAGCTGCATCAACCACCGGCAACCCCTCGAACATGATACGACGCTTGTCCTTCTTCTTCGCCTTTCGTGCCTTCATACTCACTCCTCCTCAAGAATCTCAACCTTAATATTAGCAGCTACTTCTAACGCCTCTTGCGCTGAATCACATCTGATTGAACCCATCGTTGCAATCTTCTGTGCTCCATCAGAGTAGTCGCTTACTCTTACTACAATAATATCATAGATAGAACGCTCTATCCTAATGTATGACTTTGTGATAACTGGCACAACTGGTTTAGGCTTAGGCGTTACATCAAACTTCTTGATTACCTTGTAACAACCTAGCACTGTCTGACTAAGCCTTGCAGAACTACCGGCTGGAATTGGTTCGCGCGTTTGACCATCACAGAAGTGTATCTTTCCTTCTATGATTTCGATGCACACGTAATGGTTGGGGACAATGACGATGTATATACCGTCGCTATAAGCTAGGTTAACAAGTGTCCCATATAATGTTCTGGTATGGTTTACGGCTACACTCGAATAGCCTAGCTTGTTCGCAGCCTTTAGCAAATCGCCAATGATGACACCGGCTACCTCATATTGTCCGTTGACTCTACGTATTGCATCGGCACATTCATCTGTATCCAGTCCTGTTAGAATGCTTAGCACTGCTGGTCCGCAGTACTTATTCATTCCAACATTGACTGCCTTTAAGTTAGTCAAGTTTCACCGTGTTCAAGATTCTCAGTATTTCATCGAGAATCTCGTCCACAGAGAACGTAATCATACTGTGCAATTCTTTTAGTGTGATTCGTTCCTCTGCATACATGATGAATAAATTGTCGATGTGCTTCATCAACTGATGACGATTTCCAGTTTCCATGTTAATCTCCCTTAGCTGGATGGGCTGCAATGCGATTGGCATAACACCACTCGCAAATCCTAACCCTAGTGAATACAATGTTGGCTTGTGATAGGGTAACTCTAATCTCCATGATTGCTTCCCTATCACAGCCTTCGACCTGACACTTTAGAGCTTCCACGCTTTCTTTCCTTTCGTGACTAGAACATGAGCTAGCTCAGACATCAAGCTATTCTCATTCCAGTTCTTCTCCTCACCGTCTAGTGAGCTTCCGACTAAGACTCGCTTCTGTTCAACTAGCTCGGTGAAGTATTCATCAATAGTTCCAGATGCTATCATGTAGGTGATTGTGACGTTGTTCTTCTGCCCGTATCTGTGATGACGCTTTTCAGCCTGTTCTTCCTTGCTAGGATTCCATTGCCTCTCTAGCATCACCGCGTCATTTACGAACTGAAGATTACCACCTACACCGCCTGCCTGAGTTGATGCAATCATTACTCTTGCATCACTATTCTTGAACTGTTGACCTTTTACATCGAAGTCGTCGCCTGACCTAAATCTCAGGCACTTAGCCATCCCACCGGCTTCAAGGTATTTGTTCAACTCCATCTCTAGCAAATCTTCTGCTAGATGATGGTGAGCAAAGACTACTATCTTCCTGTCTGTATTCAACAGGAATTCAGTCACGAAGTCTAAGCATTCCTTCACCTTTGATATGCCAGTAATCTGTCGCAATTTGTTCATAATTGCGAGCATATTACCTTGCTTCTCAAAGCCAGAGGATTCTTCGCTGTAGTATTCTTCCTCTAGTTCTTCCATCAACGCCGCGTAAGTCTTATTGAACTTACGGTCTAGCTCAACGTGAAAGAATCGCCTGCTCAGGTCTGGCAAGTCCTTTAGCACGTCTTTCTGACGCCTGCGAATGAAGAAGTCCTTCACCTTATCATGGAACTCAGCAGGATTCTTTAACCCACCGACTTTCTTTCCCCAACCTGTATCGTAGCTATCGCATTCGTCCTCAACAAACCGAATGTATGTTGGGAACATGCGAGGTGCTACTAAGTTGAAGATGGTGAATGCTTCACCTGCATTGTTCTCGATTGGTGTGCCAGACATGGGAATTACATGCTCAACTCCCATGTTCTTGACAAACTGCTGAACTGCTTTTGCTCTCCCCGTGTCATGGTTCTTGATACGCTGGCATTCATCGAGAACAACCAGCTTAATCATTCCCCTGACATACTGAAAGCAATCTTCATTCTTCAGTAGGTCATATGTAGTGATATAGATGTCGAAGCCCGGTGCTGCTAACACCTTGCCACTATCAATGACTTGTGTGAGAAATCCTGCCACACCGCACTTCTCCCTAATCTCGCGGTGCCACTGATGTTTAACGCTTGATGGAACAACACCAACCATTGGCAAGAGATGCTCACGATGCAACTTCATTAATGCAAGAACTTCTATTGTCTTTCCTAACCCTTGCTCATCAGCAAGGATTACTCTTGCATTAGCGGCTTGCATCCTTTCTACGCCTTCGACTTGGTAATCCATTAGAGTGCAGCCATTCAGAATTGATTTAATATCTACTTTCGTAGACATTATCTCATCGAATGCCTTATGTCCGCACTCTAACAAGATTACCTTCTTATTACCAAACTTGAACCTGCTTTTCTCTACGGCTATCTTGCCGCATACTTTACAGGTCTGTTTGATAATCGAACTAAGAGCCATTTCAGTCTCTCACCTGCCTTTCGTTTCACTCAAGGCATGACTACTCTTGAGCTACAGGGGATACGATGCGCGGTGAGTTCCTGTATTTGCCAGTCATTGATTCGTATTCATCGAGAATCAAGTCTGACAACGCAGTAATCTGTTCGTCGCTGGCTGGTCGTAAGAAAAAGAATGGCTTTGTCTCGTCATTCCTTTTCACAATGGATGCAGGGAACAGAACAAACAGTCCTTTCTCCCTGTCATCACAGATGGTGAATCCAACCAAGTGAAAGCCTTTCAAGAATCCTTCTTCGTCGAATTCTATCGCAGCCTTCGCTACTCGATTGCCTTTCTTCATCAAAAAAGGTTCTACTTTAATCTTCATCTCTGCTTCTCCAAATGACTTCGCCCTTATTGCCGATGTCTGAGTATCGGCCTGTGTTAAACGGGCTTTTTCTTAACAAACGGATTTGGCTTCTTTACCGCTGGCGCGGCAGGCTCTACGTCTAGAACAGTATCGACAATCTTTTCGATGAGCGGCTTGCCGAATGTTGTTTTCTTGAGATTTGTCTCTGTTGCTTTCCTCTCAAGATTAGATACAATCTCATTGATTGCATCCTCATCCATTCCTTGAATCTTACGCAAGTCAGCAGCTATCTTATCCATCTTAGACATTCGCTCTTTGCGAACCTTAACGGCATTGATAGCATCGCTTGTTACTTGGTCTGACGTAGGACTAAGCGTCCACTCTTTCACCTTCGGACCAGACTTAGCCTTACGTTCTCTTAGCTCGTCATCAACAGCGGCTAAGTGAGCCTTACCTTCAAAGACTACTCTGGCTAATACTTCGCGATGTTCACGAAGTTTAGTCATGTCCATGTCTTTGACAAGTAACTTTCCCTTGTTGAAGAATTGGGCGAACAATGCTTCTTGTTCTGTCATGTTTAACCCCCTTCCTGCAACAATAGCCATATACTTATCTGGCGTATTGTTGCTTACTTGAAAGTGCTCAGCTTTGTTGCTGAGGTCTGCACAATTCAAATTCAAACCTGAATTACGCAGACCGCAATTACAAAACCAACTCAT